ATGAAAAAAGAAATTTTGCAAATTGTTTTGAAGGTGCTTATTTATGCACTTGGTTTAATTGGTTCAGCCGTTGGCATTTCTGCCTTGGCTTCTTGTAGTTCATCCCGTGCCGTTCAGGTTCATGGTCGTGGTGTTGTTGTTTTTCAAGACACCACTATTATCGACCATTCTTCGGATTATTTTCGTAATTATAAATACAGGTATTAATTATGTCAGAATTACTTCCTTTTTTGAAGTGTTTTAACCCTTTGTGGTTACGTGGCGATGGTGCTGAACGTATACAGGTTCCCTGCGGTTCCTGTATTGCTTGTCAAAACCAAAAGCGTCAAGCGCTTTCCCTTAAACTTCATCTAGAGGAGTTAAACTCTGCTTTTACCTATCTGATTACACTTACTTATGATAATGAGCATTTGCCATTGTATAGACTTGTCGAACATGATTCTTTAGAAGGTGTTCTCATGCCCTGCCCTATATCCGATAGGATTGTTTCAGATTTCGGCGATTATGAGGATTCTAAAGATACTCCATTTATCAAACAGACTTCTGTCTTATATGATTCTATCAGGCATTATAATGCTCAAGTACGTATGCATCAATTTAATAGACGTGTTTCTGTTCCGTATGGAAATGGTATATTTGCACTTCTTTATTATCGTGATGCTCAGTTATTTATTAAACGTTTACGTAAATATATAGATAAATATTTTCATGAGAAGGTTCGTTACTACATTATTGGAGAGTACGGTACATCGTCATTGCGTCCGCATTGGCATTTGTTATTATTCTTCGACTCGCCTGCACTTGCCCGAGAGTTTGAAATTGTCGACCAAGTTGGCACCATTAGCCGACCTGCAGAGTGCGCCCATTTTTTACGTTCGCTCTGGCAGTATGGTATTGTTGACTCTAAACGGACAAACAAACAAGCATATTATTACGTTGCTTCGTATGTTAACAAGCCTGCTTCTTTTCCTGCCGTTCTTGACGTCCTTTCTAAGCAAAAGAGTTATCACTCCAATAGATTTGGTGCGGTTTTATCGCAAGAAACTCTTATCAAATTTATCAGAGAACGCAACTTTGACGGATTTAGAAATCATTTCGTTACCAATGCTGACGGCTCTCAGAGCGCTTTTGCCTTATGGCGGTCGTATTACGATGAATTCTTTCCCCGATTTAGTGGGCAACGTTTTTGCACTTCTGAGGAAACATACGGAATATTGTCAAGCTACGAAAGATTAAGGAATTACTTTCATTCAGATTCTGTTTCTTATCTGTCTAAGTGTTTAATGTTCTGCCATGTCAATGGCGAACACTCTTCTACTATTGATTATTTCATGCATCTGTTTAGGTATCAGATTGCTATGTCTGAGCGTTCCAAGTTAGATATACTTTCAGCCTTGCAGAGTGCTATACGTTCATCTAAAAAGTTTTTGCTTTATGCCAATACTCTATCGCTTACCCCGTCTGCCTACTATGAGACTTATATTAAGTTTTATAGTTATGTAGATTTACAGACACTCGCTACACATTTTTCTAAGTGTGAAAGTGATTCACGTTATACACAGATGTATTATGATTTTCTTTCTGCTGGTTGTGTTGATACTTATATTAATTCTACCGAATTTAAACTCATGAGGTCACAGGAGATTTCTAAATTTAATAAGTCTGTCAAACATCGTCAACAGGTTGATTTAATTAATAATTCGTTATATTTATAATATGGCTAATCGTTCCAATATTATGGGTTTGCATGGTCTTAAAAACAAGACTTCACGCAACTCTTTTGACTTATCACATCGTAATTTGTTTACCGCTAAAGTTGGTGAACTTCTTCCTTGTGCCGTTTTTGAGATGAACCCAGGAGATACTATTTCTTTGGATTCTTCTTACTTTACTCGTACTGCTCCGCTCGAGACTGCTGCTTTTACTCGTCTCCGTGAAAATGTACAGTTCTTTTTTGTTCCGTACTCTCTTTTGTGGAAGTACTTCAATTCTCAGGTTATGAACATGACCCAGACCGCTGCAGGTGGTGATGTCTCTCGAGTCGCTTCTGGAATTGTTGATAATGCTGTTGTTTCTACCCAAATGCCTTTTATTGATTATCGTTCAATTAAGGTTTATCTTAATTCAATCCTCAAAATTTATACTGATAAAAAATCAGGTTATGAGGATATTACTCTCAATAATGGTGAATTGCGTTCTGCTGCTTCTGCTAAGTTGTTGCAGTTGCTTGGCTATGGTAATTTTCCCGAACAGAATATGAAACAGCATTTGCCTTTAACTGAGGCTACTGCTAATCGTTCTTTGAACCTTTCTATTTTTCGTTTGCTTGCTTATCAGAAGATTTGTAACGACCATTATACATATCGTCAGTGGCAACCTTATGATGCTTCTTTGTGTAATATTGATTACTTAGTGCCTTCTCGTACGGGTTCGCTTAATCTTGGTCCGTCTCTTACAGGTCTTACCTCTGACAATTCCAAACTTAAGAAACTCAATATGTTCGATTTGCGTTTCAGTAATCTTCCTTTGGATTATTTTAATGGCGTTCTTCCTACCGCTCAGTTTGGTAAAGAAAGTGTAGTTAATTTGAATTTAGGAAACGCTTCCGGTTCTGCTTCTGTTAATGGTACTACCTCTTCAGCTGATTACTCTACTGGTTCAGGTGTTTGGTCTTATCTTATTAACTCTCATACAGGCGAACGTGTTGCTGCTGCTACTTCTTTTTCTTCCGATTCTAACGGTGCTTTTTATGCAACTAATCCACAGGGTACTCATGAAGTTTCTTTAGATAGTCCTCATACTCATTCTCTTTCCGGTTCTGCTACCATTAATACTTCTCTCTCTGGTAATTTGTCTATCCTTGCTCTGCGTCAGGCTACTGCCCTTCAGAAGTATAAAGAGATTCAGTTAGCTAATGATGCTGATTTCGTTTCTCAGATTGAAGCCCATTTTGGTATTAAGCCAAAGCGCGATTTAGATACTAGTATCTTTATTGGTGGTTCTTCGTCTATGATTGATATTAACCCTCAGGTTAACCAAAACCTTGCTGATTGGTCTCAGACTAATGCCTATAAAGGTGCTCCTACTGGTTCGGGTAGTGCAAAGATGAAATTTACTGCCGATACTTATGGCGTTGTTATGGGTATTTATCGTTGTACGCCTGTGTTGGATTATGCTCATGTTGGTATTGATAGAACTTTGCTCAAGACTGATGCTTCTGACTTTGTTATTCCTGAACTTGATTCCATTGGCATGCAGCAGAATATTCAGGGTGAAGTTATTATGCCTTCGTATTATAAAGAAGGCATTGTTGGCGATTTTGATGATGTTGCTTCTCAACGAAGTTATGGTTATGCCCCCCGTTATGCTGAGTTGAAAACTAGTTATGATAGATATAATGGTGCTTTTTGTTTCGGTTTGAAGTCTTGGGTAACTGGTCTTAATGTTGATAAATTGCAAGAGCGTCTTTATAAATCTCTGGGAAGCGTTCTTCAATTGGATGCTGTTGAATTGTTTAACTGCCGTCCTGATCTTGTTTCTAGTATTTTCCTTAATACCGAAACGTTGATTACTGATGATGATAATTTGTATGTAGGTCTCGTTAATATGGCTTATGTCGTTCGCAATCTTAGTCGTTACGGCTTGCCTTATTCTAATTAAAATTTATAGTTATGAGTTTGAAAAATTATGGTTGTTCTGTTTATGTTCCTCCTATAGGTGAGGAACTACAGATCGAAGATTTCGGTACATCTGTATCTTATCATACAGATGCTTATCTTCTTGCAAAGTTGTCTCAGTTAAATTTGTCTCAGAATATGCAGGATTTGATAGTTTCACGTTTTCAAGAGATTAAGGATTCTTTGTCTCCTGAGTTGTCTGAACAGGTTGATAAACTTTCTGATGAAGAAAAGATTAAGCAGACTGATTCACGTTACGCTCAATTTCTTTCTGATAGAACTAATAGTCTTAAATCTCTTATGGATAAGTTTGATGACTTTAGGAAAGATGTTTCAGATAAAGAAGAACGTGCTAAACTTGATGCTGCTAGTAAGTCTTTGCGTGATTTTATTATTCATTTGAGTTCTCCTTCCGAAGACTCCGACAAGTCTTAATTTAGTGTCCTAGGGTGTCGGCTCTAGGACTTTTTATTATTATGTTACATATTAAATTCGTTGATGTTGGTGTTAACCCTATTACATCCTCATCTTATCATAATCCATTAACAGCAGGTATTATTGCTGGTGCCGGCTCTTTGATTGGTGGTTTGTTTGGTGGTAAAGGTTCTTCTAAGGCTGCTAAATATCAGTTGCAGGCTGCTCGAGAGACTAACCGTATGAATTACCAGATAGCACAAGAAAACAATGCTTTCAATGAAAGAATGTGGGATAAACAAAATGCCTATAATTCTCCTGTTGAACAAAGAAAAAGATTGGAACAAGCAGGTTTGAACCCAAATTTGATGATGAATGGTGGTTCTGCCGGAACCGCTGAAACTGCTCCTACTGCCGATACTTCCGGTGTTCAGCAGGTTCCTGATATTGGTTCAACCATTGCTAGCGGTTATCAGCAGTTTGGAAATTCCCTTTCAAATGCTGCTTCTCAAATTGCAGGTATGGTCTATAATAATGATTTGCAGCAGGCTAATGTTCAAAAGGCTCAAGCTGAGGCACAAAGTTCTTCTGAGGATGCGCGTTATAAAGAACTTCAAAACCAGTTTGCTGCTTTTCAGTTTATCGCTGATTTGCGTGAAAAACAATATCGTGGTTTGATTGCAAAGTCAGATTATGAGTATTTGCGAGATTCTATGCAAGATAGACTTGATGCAGTTAAGTTTCAGAATACTCTTACAGGTTCTCAGTCTTCTTACTATAATCAAATGGCTGGTCTTGTTGATGTTCAAAGACAAATTGCTCAAGTTAACCTCGATTGGTTACCCCAGGAAAAGCAGGCTGGTCTCGCTGCTACTTTGCAGAATATCCGTACTATGGTTTCCCAGATGCATCTTAATTATGCTTCTGCTAAAAGTGCTTATGCTGCTGCTGTACTTAATTTCGCTTCTGCTAATGGTATTCGTATTGATAATCGTTTGAAAGATTCTACATTTGATTTAGCCGTTAAGATGGCAGGTAATCAGGTTAATACTGAGTATTGGACACAGAAAAACGCTAAACTTAATTATTTCATCGGTAATCAAGGTTATGGTGATTCACATAGTGTTCCAAATCGCTTTTGGCGTTGGTCGGGTGCTTCTCCTGCTGCTGCAGGTGGTGCTATTGGCTATACTCTTGGTAAAGGTAAAGTTAAAATGAATGCACCTAAAAAAGTTAAAGGTTTTAGATAA